GCTAATGCCATTCCATACTTAGGACTTGCACTTCCACCTTTCTTCTTTTCATGTGCTCCAAGCGGATCTCTACCTCTCGCACTACCATCTTTTCCATATTTAGGTACTTCTTTAGGTCTTCCAGCGCCAGGCCATCCATCGTCTGGAATTTCTAAGTTCAATTCTCTACCTGTTCGTCCAGCTTCAGTTGCAACTTTAGCAGCTTCTATAGGAATAGACGCTAGATCAACAGGAGTACCAATAGCTTCACCACTTTGTACTGGATCATTACCTTCTGATTCAATCTGCTCATATCTAAACTTACGTTTTTGATCTCTGATAACTCCAAGACGTACTTGCTGTTTTTCTTCCTTTGAAAGATTAAATATGTTATCATAAATCCATTCCGTAGGCATTAACATATTATCTTTCATATCATTCGCTAAAGTTACTTTATTGCCCCATAATTCAATCTTTTCCTGCTCATATATTGTAGAAGGATTAGTAAGATTCAATTCAAAATCAACTAAATCTTCATCTTCATATCCTTGTGCATATAAATGAACTATGCCAATCTTTGTTAATTCAGATACAGTAATTCTCTGAATTCTTTCAATCGTTCTTGCAAATCTTACATCTTCTGCTGCAAGTGTTGCTCTACTACCAACTGCTTCATCATAACCAAGAAAAGCCTTTGGAATTCTAAGTGATGCCATCATTTTATTTCTCAAATATTCAATATCTTCTATTGCACCATACTCCATTCCACTTAAAGTATCAATACTCGTTCCACTATCTCCACCACGAACTGGCATAAAGAAATCTTCAGTTAAATTCTGAATATTATATTTTAAATTGTAATCACCAGTATCAGTATCTATAATTGGCGCCTTCTTCATCTTATTAATAATACGTTGCATATAATTGTCAACTTCTGCAGGTGGAATGTTGCCAATATCTATATTGAAAATACGTTTTTCTGGTGCTCTCATAATACGATGAATCAACATAGCATCTTCCATCAATGTCAATTGTTTCCATACCTTCCTTGCACCCTCTAACATAGATTTACCATACGGTAAAAAATTAGAATCTGAAAGTAATCTAAAATGTGCTATTTCATAGTTTTCAAAATCTTTTCCCGCAGCTTGAGCTCCACTATGTAGAGTTTCTGCAGCCTCTAATACAAATTTAACATAATGTGGATTCTCTGGATCTTCTCCCTCTACTCTAATAACATCATATGCAGATAAAGGAATTACATTAACAATTCCATACTTTTCTGCAACTTCAAGATGAGTGAAAAAATCACCATACTTACATAAGTTACGAACCCACGGCCATAAATTGAATTCTATGTTCAATATATCATAAAAAAGATTATGTAATATATCATGAACTTGCGGATTTTCTGTATTAATTCCTAATACTGTTCCATATTCAGATTTCATTGTGGATTCATCTGCATATACATCTAAAGCAGATGCAATTATTGGATCAGCATCCATTTGTTCATAATCTTTAAACAAACCAAGTCTTTGTGTTTGTTTAAACTGTGAGTCTGCCATTAAAGAACTACCATAACCCATATTAGAATATAAACGAGTAAATCTATCTGTTAAATACCTTCTCGCTACAGCCTGTACTTTATTAGTATCTGATATTTTTAAAGATTTTCCACCAACGTTTCTAACAATTACGTTAGTTGAAAATAATCTTTTTAATCTGCTAAAAATATTTGTTTCTGCCATTTTTTACCTCTTTATTTAATTAACCAAGTTAAATCTTCTCTTTTTTTCTCAGGACCTACATCCCAAGACCAAGAATCATTCTCACCTTCAACAGGAATATAAATTGGTTCTGCTCTTCCAACATGATCCAAAGCGTTTTTCTGTAAAGCTATCCCTTCAGCCCTTAATCTTAAAGCAGTATCTCTAACCCACAATCCTATACATAAACTAAGTACAAGATCATCATTATATCCTTTCATCGCTTCAGCCCGTTGATTGTTATATATAAATACAAACAACTCATCAATTAATCGCTGAGATTTTACTTTTATAGTCTTTTCTCTGAAATATTCTTCTAATTTAGCTATAACCAACGGTCTTGTTTTAGCAGTCATACTAAAACCAGGTACCATCTTTCTTTCCATACTATTAATTTTATTACTATATTGATTATGTACATCTACATACTGTAAATCTTTACTCATATAAAATAAATTACTATAATCTCTATCAATTGCCTGTTGTATTGCTGCCCAACCTATTGATGCATTCTCAATAACCAATAATGCATCATTATATTCTGTAGCTACATTAACACAAAGGTTTCCAAAATCACGAGTTGAAATTTTACCTTTATATTCTGCTACTTGCTCTAAATTGTCTATATCAATTACGTGAAGTGCTGAATAATCTGTTGCATCACCTCTACTAACATCTGCACTTACTAAATAATCTTTAGTGTAATTAGGTGGCTCCCATATCCAATAATTTGAATCAATTCCTCTTTTTTCCATAGGTTCTTTAACTTGTGTATTAATATACTCTTCTAAAATAACACCATCTATTACTGATTGTCCTGAAGTGATAAAATCACAATCACATTCTTGTGCAGCTATTGAAGGACCAAGTAATTTATCTTGCTCATCTCTCCACGTTTGATCTCTATCTGGATGTAATGACCAATGCAATTTAATAAAATTAAAATCACTGTCTCCTTCTTCAGCAGCTACCCAAGTTTTATGAAACCAATTACCAACACCATTTGGTGTAGATAGAACTAAACATTGACCACCAGTTGCTAATGTTTGTTGTGCAGCTGCCCATATCTCTTCAATCTTAGGTATAAATGCTGCTTCATCTAAAATTAATAAAGAAAGTGCTTCTGACCTACCACTATCTTCACCACTTGAAATTGCCTTAACTTGAGACCCATTTGCATATCTTAAAGACAACTTATTATCTTCAACACATTTAGGTTTTAACCAAGATGGTAAATTAGCATGCATAACTCTCACTTTTGTTACTAAATTCTTTGCAGTATCTTGCTTTGTAGCAATAACCAATATATTCTTATCACTTTGAAAAGTCATCATCCATAATGCGTAACCTGCTGTTAATGTTGATATACCTAACTGACGTGCTTTTAAAATAACATTATAATCATGTTGTACTAAATCTTCTAATGTATTTTCTTGAAAGTTATATAAAGAAAATGGAATCTTTCCCTTCATTGGATGCTGAATTACGCAATATTTCCTCAAGAAGTAAATTGGATCTTTAGCACACTTTACATACTCTGATTTAATTACACTTTTTAATTGTTTATCATCCATTAGTTCTTCACCTTATCATAAAGCCAAATATTTCCAATCACTGTAAAAACTCCATATCCATACCACGCATATTTATTCTCAAACCATTTAGGTTTAGTAAGTTTAACTTGATCCTCTAACAAATCACTGCGTTCTTGTAATGTTTTAATCTGCTCATCCTTCTTTACTAATAAAATAGAATCCATTTCTACACTTTTTTCATATTCTAATACCAATTCCGTCAATATTTTATTCTCTTTCTGTATTTTTTCAACTTTTGCCTTAATTTGAAGAATTTGTTCATCTGTTAATGAACTTTGTCCAAAAATTGGCATGTAAGTTAAAAGTAATACAATTATTAACCTTTTCATATTAACTCCCAGCAAATTTTTTAAGAAAATCTACTGCTTCATCAACGTCATCCTCATCAAATGCAGTTTCCATCTTTACCGTATCTGTTTTTATACTTTTTAACTGTCTTTTTAAAGTAGAAATAGTTCTTTTACCACTTTTTTTACTTTTTTCCATCTCTTTAATAGTATCTTCAATCTTTTTTTCTACTTTCTTATTACTTTTTATGACTTTTTTTAATTTTTTAACTTCATTTGACTTACGTGCAGATAATGCTGCACTTATACCAAACATAGCTAAAATACTTGCTATTAACTTCTTTAACCAATCCATAATGTCTCCTACTATAAATATAAGTTATATATATTTAGACAGTTCTGTTTCTATTTCAGATTTTATCTTATTCATTTCAACCATAGCTTCATCTGAAAGTGCTTTTACTTGATCTGGATCTTGACTCCACGTTTCTTCATCTACCGAATATCCATCTGGTCTATTTTGATTCAAAAACGTAACATCTCCTTCATTTTTCCATTCTTCTATTCCCTGTATCATATCTTTTACCCAAGAAAGTCTATTTTGTAATACTTTTCGTTTTTCATACGATTCATACTTTCCATCAATACGAAGTTTATTCTCCATTTCTAAAACACAATCAAAACACACACCTTGTATTCTCCAAAACTTATTATCAAGTCTTTTCTTCATTGTTTTATTACACTTTGGACAAAACCAAGGCATTCTAAACTCTTTAAGTGAATCAAATCGTTCAGCTGATTTTTTCCGTTCTTCTTCCCGTTCCAATCTCATCTTCTCTTTGAACTCTTTATCTTCAACAGCAATAACAATTCTTTTTTCAGGAGTTTCACCTCTTAATATAGACTGCATTGCTTTGTTTTGTCTTTGATGTTCGTTCATAACTACTCCTAAAAGGTCATTAATCCAGTAATCTGGTTTATTGGAGCAAAACTCCCGGTTAGTTTGAAAGTTTTACCATTATATTTGAAAACTATTCCTTCACTTGGAACAACAGCATCCAAACCACCTATTGCATTTAATTTAGAAAGTTGTTGTTTAAGTCTATTTAACTTCTTTAAATCTCCACCTTTTCTCACATCTTTTATTGCCTTACTAACATCTTTTCTAATTTTCTGTACTGCCTTTTGGGGGCTGGCTGCTAAAAATCCATCTATATTTTTAAGTATA